TGTTATGATGGACGAAAGAGACAAAGACGAATTATTAGGTGGTTTGATCGGGTTATTGATAATAGCACTGATCTGTATGCTTACATCTTGCCGTACGCAAGTCCGTTATGTCCCGGTTGAAACGGTCAGAATTGATAGCGTGTTCTTTAACTCGGCCCGGATCGATAGCGTGCTTATACATGATTCGGTCTCTGTAATTCAAAGAGGCGATACCGTTGCCGAATATCGGTACAGGTACATCTATAAGTACAAGGACAGGGTAGACACGCTATATATAAACCGAACAGATACTATCCGAGTACCATACCCGGTTGAAATCGAAAAGAGGCTGACAGTCTGGCAACGGATGAAGATAGAAGTAGGCGGCTGGGCGATGGCGGCTGTCATTGTCATAATACTGATCGTTGTTGGCCGGATGGTTTACAAACTGAAGCAGTAGACTTTTGTTCATAGTCTCTTCCTATGGGGCTGGGAAGTAAAATAAAAGCCCCCAACGTATCACGTTTAACTGCTACATAAAACTGATACACAAGCATAGACACTCGCACGTTGGGGACTTAATATCTTCAACATGAATGTCTATGCTTTTGTTGCATTATGTGCGATAAGTTTTATGTAGCGAAGGCAAAGATATAACTAAAATTCAAACATTATGTGTAAATCTGAAATCTTTGCCAAAATATTAAGAATTGTCTCTAAAGAGACAGAAGTATCAGAAGACCTGATACTGTCAAAGTGTAAACGAAGTGATATTGTTGATTCACGCGGTATCATGGTTGTTATACTATCTGAATATAAATTCAGTGAATCTCAAATATCGTCATTTACCGGATTTACGCAGCAATCGATCAACAAGTTGAAAAATATCTACCCTGACAGAATACGCAGAAATTATCTGCTAAAGGTTATAGTTAGGAATATACGTGAGTCGCTTGGTATGCCATTAAGGAGTTTGTAAATTATACTTAAATATTGCTAACCGTATATCGTTATTATAGTTTCAACTTATATATTTGCAATGCGTTTGATTGGAACATTAACACCTCCAATCCGGCGAACTGTCA